AACCGCCCTCGATGGGCTTGGATTGATGTCTTGCGTCGAGTTCCTTGCGTCGCTTGATTAGGTCTTGCTTGTTCATACCGTCACCTCAGCGGGTAGCGTCTCTACCGATCCGTCTTTTGCGTCGTCAATTAGGGCCTGTACGCTCGTTTCGGACATGCCGACCGACGATAGGAAGACTCTGGCCGCCGCTTCGCTAATGGCCCCGCTGGAAAGCTCATCGAGGGTCTTGGCAATGGCTTTTCGGTTGCGATTGAATTGGAGCGTTGACAGCCCCATCATTTCGCCGCTGCCGGTCGCTGGTTGCGATCCTGCCGCCCCTTGAGTCTGAGCCGCTGAAATCGCTAGCTGCGTTTGCTCGGGCGTCTGCAAGCCAAGCTTGGCAAGCAATCGATTCTCTTTGGCCCGCTGGTAAAACACCGTTCGGAAGTTAAGCCCCTGAGCCCCTAGCACTTCGGAGTAGGTCGCTGTAAATGAATTGATGCCTGATTCGCTTGTCTGCTGCTCAACGCCTGGATCGACCCATTCCCACTTGGGGGTCTGCCATTCGACAGGGGTGAATCGCCTACGGTCGTCCAGAATGTCGAATGACGAAGGGAAACCCTTTAGGTCGGTGATAGCCGCCCTAGTGCAAAACTGATCCCAAACAGGCTGTAGCAAGTGCCTGATAAGATACTTTTGAATGATGCGAAACCGCCTTCGGTCTTCGAGTTGGCTGGTTCGGCTTGAACTGTAGGATGTCTGCGAGTAGTCGCGTGCTACAACCTCGTAGGATAGCCCGGTCCCTACCGCGATCCCTCGAAGGATAACCTTGGTCCATTCGCCCGCGCTCGTGTTCGGTCGCGTTGGGTTGATGATGTCGACCGATTCGCCTGGGTTAAGGTCGAAAATTAGGCCCGGCTCGATATATCGCTCTCGATTGCCAGCCTTGTCGATTCCGCTGCCGGTGTCCGGATCGGACAAGCTGCCCAATGGCGTTTCGGTCTTGATCGCTGCGGTGAAACAGGATGCAATAGCCGATGCTTGAAGTTCGTTGTCAAGATATGTTCCAAGGTCACGAATCGACGCCAATGCTGGAGCGAACCAAGTAACACCCCGCGTCTGGCCGACTCGATCTTGCCGGAATAGGTGGATGATCTCCCTAGCTGGTATTTCCTTTGGCGTTCGGCTTACCGCGTAAGGCTGTAGCGGATGATCGTCATAGATCATGTAGGCAAGGGGCTTGCCCGATTCATCGACTTTGATGCCGCGAATAACCCGCGTGCCATCGCCGCGATCGATGCCCATTGTGTAGGTATCTCGATCGGTCGCTAGTCGATCGGCTTCGATGATCTCAAGGGCCATCGGAATCGGTCGGCTGATGCCCCGGTATTCCGTCGAAGGCAGATTGACGATGCGAATCAAAACCTCGCCCGCTTCGACCATTTCGCGAAGGGCGATAATCTGGATTTCCTCGAGCGTCAAGCGCCCGTTAATGTCGGCCACTTCAGACCATTCGGACCAAGCTTTGTCGCGTAGGTCGTTGATTTCCTCGATGTCATCGCCTTCGGGAGTCTCGAACGTCGATTGGGCTTGGATGCCAGCACCAACAACCGAAGAAACTATTGTATCGACCACGCCCCAAGCGTAGGAGTTGTCTCGGACCAACCTCCTAGCCTCTGCCCTGAGACGATCGGCCCCGAATGGGCCCATTAGCTCTTGGTCGGCTGGTAGATTCTTGGGGTGCCTGTTGCTGCTTACCCTCGACGGTTCGGCCCCTTGGTACGCTCTGGCAAGGGCTTTTCGTGCTGCCTGTCGTCGCAATCCTGCGATGGGGCTAACTGCCGAGACAACGGAATCGATGAACCGCTCAATCATCGACGGCCCCCTACGATTCTACCAAGGGAGATTCCGCCCGATCCGCTTTCGCGTTGGACCTGATGTAGCAAGGCTTTTCGCTCGGCCATCAATGCCGACAGGTCAAGCTTTGTCACTGTGCGCGAGCCAATGGAATACTGAGAAGCTCCCCCGTTCAGGAGGGCTTCGATAGCTGCGTCGATTAGTGCCAACAGGGATGCCGCTGATGCCATGCGTCAATCGTTGCATGGCTTGCGGTTGCTTGGTAGATGCCTGTACTAACCCATTAGTACACCGCTACAAATTATTTACGCTCTTGCGCCCACGTATGCCCGCAATAGGAGCATTTGCAATATCGGACATTGGCTTTGGTGCAATAAACCCGGCTGTAACTTTTGCCGATCGGTCGGCGTGATTCGCAAAGAGTACAGGGCCTTGCTTCGTCTTCGCGAGGGATAGGGCCTTCGCTAGCCGCCTTCATTGCTTCCATGTGTATTCTTGCCGATGAGTAGTTAGGGCTTTCGTAGCCAAGAGCGTCGGCAGGGACTCCTAGCGATTCTGCCACCTTGCCGACGATCGCCTCAGCGAACTCTCGATGCGTTTGCGTCGGTTCTTGCGGTTGAATTGGGGTGATGTCAACTTGAGGGTCCACCCAGTTTTGCTTGCTCGCTTGCTGCCTTGGTCTCTTGCTCATATCACCCTCTTCGTTTAGGAATCCATCCGCCTTGACGCCGCCTGAATCGTTGCTGCCCATGCCTGTAAGCTTGCTGGACAGGCTTGGCTTGTTTCGGCTCATCGCCGATATGCTTTGGGGCTACTTCAATTTCGCTTGGGGCAATCAACTTGACGCCGCAAGCTTCGGACCCTGCCGCCGCCATGTAGGTTGCATCCAGCCAGTGGTTGTTGCTGTCCCGGACACTCCAATAAGTTTTAGCCCCCTTGCCCTCAGTAAACTTGGTTACCAGTTCTTCGGCTGCAATATGTTGAGCATACTGCGAATGCCGCTTCTCGTCTTCGAGGCTGAACACCGAAAGCGACCCGCGCCGAAGCATGTTCGATTCGTCGAAAGTCGGCGTCATAAATCGCTCATGAATGAACTGCTTCCAGTAGCTTGTATCGAGCTCGTAGAGCCAAACATTCGACGATGGGAGCTTCTGAGCGTGAAGATTGGCCCCTGCGATCGTCACCGAACTAGACTTGGCTTTTCGATGGTACGGGTCTTGCCCCTTGCTAGGGTGGAAGATACCTCCGACTTCACGACAAAACGAATACGCCGCATTGGTAAAAGCCCCTGAGTCCACTAGGCAAAAGTCGATTGCCCGCCGTGTTCCGGTTGTGTCGACAAATTCTTTCTGGAGTAGCTCATCCCGGAGCGATAGCAACGCCTGATAAATCATCGGCTCACTAGCTTCGTGATCCATGCTTTTGTCTGTTCCGTAGACCTGCTGGATGCCATAGTCCGCTACAACGCCCCCAGCACCGTGCCACCATGCCGATACAACCCAGTGTAGGTAATACTTGCCCAGGTCGATCGCTGCCGTTAGAGCCACGGTATTGGCCGGTAGTTGACGTCGGACCAATCCGCTTATCCGCGACTCGACAAGAGCCGGAGTAATGCCCAATCCCATTGGCCCGGCTTCCTCTGGTGGGTCGTTGTCGTCTTCGGTCGATACCGCCTTTTGTCCACGGTCGGCCACTCGATTGAAATAGCTGTGAACTGCCGACAATTCCATCGGTTCGCCGTCGCTGTGAGTCTTGCGGGAATAGCTAGCTTGATTGCTTACCACTGCCCCGCGTTCGATCTCGGCCTGATTGTCGAGCCAAAAACGAAAGGCTTCCCTAGCGTCCGGGTCGTCGGCCGTGCGTCCCTTGCGAAGGTCGATGTATCGCTCGACCAAATCCATTCGATCCGGCTTGGTGACGAGTTTGCGGTATCGCTTGCCCCTCCAGGATGGTTTTTGCTTTGGGTCCGTGTATTTGAACGCGATACACTTGCGATTTTGAATCGTGCAAAGCATCACTCGAGGGATCCGCTCTGAGGACTGCCCTAAGCCGCCGATATCTTGTTCAATGATTTCCTCATTCTTGGCTATCATCGTTTCGCTGGCCGCTGCCTCCCGATCCTCAATGTCGTCGAGGATTGCAAGGGTTGGCCGCGCCGATCGGAACTTAGTCCCCCGGATCGCCCCGTCGATTCCCAGGGAGTAGAACACTTGACCCTTGCTACACGGCTCAATTTCTTTGGGCCAATCGGGAATCTGCCCGCGGACGATCGTGGGAAAGACAAAGAATTCCGGTCCAATGACGATATTCGTCGATACGCCGCCGCAAGTCTGCATCCTTCCTCGACTTGACCAACCGCCGACGGCTTGAAAAGGAATGCCGATTTCGGGGTAATCCGCAATGAACAAATCGTTTTGCTGTAGTTGCTCAACTAGGTCTCGCACTTCCTTTTTTGCCTTGTCGGCGTTTTTGCCAATGACGACGGGAAACGTCGATAATCCACGGACCATAAGAAATAACGCAACGCGAATAGCTAACGTCGTTTTACCTTCGCCCCGCGGCCCTGCAATGCCTTGGTCCCCGCCGTACTTCGCCGCGTCGATAATAGATTCGATCATGGCCAGCCGGTCGCTAGTCCACGCCTCGAAGAACTGGGAGGCGAAGTAGGTAGATAGCCAAAGGGAGCAATCAGACTCGGCCTCAAGACGCCTAGAGGGGTCTAGCGGGGGCAGGATAAAAATATCCCGTTGGCTAGCCCTTTTTTTGGCCATCAAGTCGCGTTGATATGCCCGTCGATCGCCCTTAATCGGGTCGGCTTGCAATGCCGTTTTCGGATGCAAGCTTAGTAAGTTCTGCAATTGGGACAGACTGAGCGAGCTCAAGAAGTCGGAGTCGTTGCTCATTCTCTTTTACCTCCCGCTTCGCGTCGAACTCTTCCCGTTTGCAGTCGATCGCGTCCGCTGCGAGTAGCACCTTGGCCGCATCGATCGCCAAATCTGGATCGGTCAAGCATTGCATCAACGCTTCTTTGATCGCCTCTTTGTCGACGTTCCATTTTTCCTTGAGAGCTCGATTGACCAAGCGTAAATCCTTCGATGTCTTGATCTCCAAGCAAACCGCCCCCTACCCCGCAAAGCCGCTTGCTAACGTGCTAACTTTCATCTGAAATGCTGGGCTAATGATTTG